GGTGGCGTCGCATCTATTATTGGTGGTGCTCTTAGTAATTCCGCTGCTCGTCATGCTGCAACAGTAGCTAATCAGCGTAATATTTATAATTACCAGCATCGCTATCAATGGTCAATGGAAGATATGCAAAAAGCTGGATTGAACCCTATTCTTGCTGCTACGCAAGGTATTGGCGGCTCTGTTAATGGAGCTTCTGCTCTTTCCGCTAATTATAATATTGGCGAAGGCGTTACTGCCGGGATGTCTGCTCAAGCTGCTGGTAGTTCTGCTAAGGCTGCTCAAAAGCAGGCAGATACTGCTCAGCGTGTTGGAGAAGGTACTATAAAAAAGCTCGATTCTGATGTTGTTTTAAATGCTGCTTCTGCAAAGAATTATGAAGCTGAAGCTGCTGGAAAAACTCTCGCTAATAAGCTAGCTACTGATACATATGCTGATAATGTTGCTTTATATAAACAGAATTTGAAAAATGCTGAAAAACAGGGTGCTCTTATTGATGAGCAAACAAAAAATGCTATTTATCAGCGTGATGTTATTATGCCGGCACAAGCTAATATGATGATTGCCCAAGGTAATGCTGCTAATAGTTCTGCAGCATATAGTGGTCAGCTTACTGCACAGTCTAAAGAAGCTACTAGCCGTGCATCTATGCAGAATGAGATGCGTGGCAAATATGGTTTTGATACTGATTCTTCTATTGCTGGTTCTATTGGTGGTGCTTTCGGTAAGCTCCTTGACAAGGCTAAAAAAATTTATTTTGGAGGTTGATTTATATGTCTAACAAAACTACTGCTATTTTGACTTTTCTTGTATCTACTGTAATTCCGTTCATCCAAGAGGTTGTTGATTTTATCGACATGTTTCGTACCGGTAAATATGATCGTGAAGGCAGCGCAAGCCTTAAAGCTCTCTCTTTGGCTATGCAGGACGATCTTGTTAATATGCAGAAAAGAGGCACAGATGACGTAAATGGCTTTCGCCATGCAGCTGCAGCGCAGGCGGAAGAGAAAAGCTACTCCCGCTTTCTGGGAAAAAATTCTTAATATCCTTTGTTTTGGTCTTTATTTAAGGAGCAAAAAAAATGAAAAGAAGTAGAATTTCCCGTGGAGCTTCTCGCCGTAACTTTCGCAATCACTCCGTTCCACGGCTCAAAAATCTTAAATCAAGAAACATGCGTGGCGGTATCCGCATGTAGAAAGATGTGTGTATTATGACTTGCCTAAATCCTATGTTTGCAAAACGCTCTGCTGTGCCTAATTCTAATGGCAAGTATGAGTTGTCTAATTTTGTATCTTATCGTGATCTTGCTGGTAAATCTTTAGAAATCGCTAAAAGTGAGCTAGCTAATAATTATGCTGTTGTTGTTCCCTGCGGTCAGTGTTTAGGCTGTCGTCTGGACAAGGCTAATGATTGGGCTATACGCTGCGTGCATGAGGCTAAACTGCATTTGCATAACTGTTTTATAACGCTTACTTATGATGATGATTGTTTACCAGCGGACCATTCGCTTCATCGTGAGCACTTGCAGTTATTTTTTAAACGGCTTCGCCGTTATTTAGACTATCATGATAATTCTAAAATCCGCTTTTTATGTTGCGGTGAGTATGGCGATCTTAATCGCCGTCCACATTATCATATTTTGTGCTTTGGTTGGTTTCCTGCTGATGTCCGCAAAATCTCGGCGTTGACAGCTGGCTATAACCTCTTTCGCTCTCCCACGCTGGAGAAACTTTGGCCATATGGTTATAATACTGTCGGAGCTATAACATTTGAGTCAGCTCGTTATGTTGCCAAATATAGTCTCAAAAAGCAGACTGGCAAAAATGCTGTTATGTATGATGCTCTCGGTATTAGTCCTGAGTTTGTCGGCAGCTCTCTAAAGCCAGGTATCGGAGCTGACTATTTCGGCCTTTATTCTGAGGATATTTTTAAATTAGGCTTTGTTACAATTAATGGAGCTAAGTATAAAATACCTCGTTACTATCAAACACTTTTTGAACGCAGTAATCCCGTTTGGTATAGTATATACAAGCAAAATAAGGCTGATAATGCTAAAGCTGCTATCATTGATATCAAAAGGCTGGAAGCCAAGGAGAAGATTATGAAGCATCGGCAGGAACAATTTGAGCGTGATTTTGATAATTTAGGTTTGTAAAAGTTGTAAAAAGTTGCAAAAAGTTGTTGACAGTTGCATTTCCTCATGGTATAATATATACAGAAAGTGAGGTAAGCAATATGTTAAAAGATTATGCTGATCAAATTATTTCTTTAGGTTTTGAAAAACAGTCTGTTCGTGATTTATACGATGATGCTTTTTCTTATCTTGATGATTATCCAATGTTTACATCTTATTCCGCTGCTCGTCAATGGTGTAAAAATCATGTTGTTGGATGTTTCGTCAAGGCTCAGAATCGTGTAGACCTTGTTTCTGACAATAAGGTTGTTTTGTTCGACGGATTGTATTTTGTTGTTCCGCATTTGGCAAAACAGGAATTCCTTGCTTTGCTCAAGAAAAAAAATTTTGAGGTGAAAAAATGAAGCTTTATTGTATTTATGACCGCAAGGGCGAGTTAATGAACCCGCCCTTTACCCAACAAAATAATGCTATGGCTATTCGTCAATTCCAAATTATGGTTAATCAGCCTTCGACGCCGGAGCGTTCCAATATTATCCATGATTACCACGAGGACTTCGTTCTGATGTATCTTGGCGTGTTCGACGATAAGACTTGTGAATTTTCCCCACAAAATCCCACTTTGCTTTTGTCTACTGCCACGGAGCTATTGACTCCCCCCCCCAGACTGCTAAAATGTAGTTATAAGGTACGCTTGCCCGCTTTCAAATGTTGTGATATAATACTGACAAGGCAAGTTGTAATATCACAACGCAATTAAGGCGTCTAGCGTAATGTTAGGCGTCTTTTTTGTTTTTATATTCCGGCTATGCCGGAATGATTGGATTTGCTGTTCGCCAGCTGGAACAATCGCTCATTGCTTCGTAACAATCGCGGACGAGAATTGAGCCTTACGCAAAACTAACCTGCGCGCCTTGTTAGGTTAAGAAAGGAGATTTTTACGCATGGCTAAGTTTTTTACGTTATACGATGAGCAACCGCCAAAACCGCACGTAGAAATTACACAGCCTTCGCTTGCTGACCAAACATTCGCCGAAGAATGCGATATTCATCATATTATCGCTAATTTTAATACTACCGGCATTGTTGATTCTGTCGGAGCGCATGACCCGGCTACTTTACAGTATGGAGATACAACGCTACTTCCGGATTATGAAACTGCTTGCAACCTTGTTGCAAATGTTAATGCAGAATTTGCAGATTTGCCTTCCAGCGTTCGTGCTGAATTTGGTAATGATCCAAGGCAGCTGCTTGATGCTCTAACTTCTACTGATCCTAAGGTTACTTCCAGACTAGAGGAGTTAGGCCTTAAACCTAAAGCTAGTGAAGACAGTTCGGAAGAATCTACCACTTCGGCAGCAGGAGAGTCTAATTCAGAGCAAAAATAAACTACATGCTAATATTCACTTATGTAGAATAATAACCTTGTCACCTTGACCAGTTACCTACTTGATAGTAACTGGTCAAGGTGACACAAAATACGAAAAATCTTCAAAAATAAGCCTTTTATTTATTTTTAATTACCTTCGTATTTGATAACGAAAATGCCGTTCTCGTGCTTTTCGGCTTTTTATTAAAATTAAGGAGTTTATACTATGGCTCGTAATATTCGTGTTAATCAATCGCATTTTGCGATGATTCCTCAAGCTAATATTCGCCGTTCCGTCTTTGATAGAAGTCATGTTTATAAAACTACTTTTAACGAAGGCCAGCTGATTCCCTACTTTGTGGATGAAGTTATTCCAGGCGATACGTTTACCTTAAATCCGGTTGAATTTTGCCGTTTGGCTACTCCTGTAGTTCCATTCATGGATAATATCTATATTGAGTCCTTCTTCTTCTTTGTTCCAAGTAGGCTCGTATATGATAAATGGGTTAATCTTTGCGGAGAACAGGAGAACCCCGAAGATTCTACTGATTATCTTGTACCTACGGTATCTCTTACCGGTGATATGACAAATAAACTTCCCGATTATATGGGTATTGCTTGCGCTTCTGGTACATTTAATAATGTTTCTGTTAATTGCTTGCCGTTTCGCTGCTACTGGACTATATGGAACGAGTGGTTCCGTGACGAGAACTTACAAAAATCTGTTAAAGTTAGCAAAGGCGAAACTAACACAGTGCTTGAACCTATGGGACAATCTACCGCTAATCCTAATTATGGTATGCCGTCCGGTGTAACAAATTGGTATGACCCGGCCCCACGTGGAAAAAGATATGATTACTTCACCGGTGCGCTGCCTTGGCCACAAAAAGGCCCGGCTGTTGATTTGCCTTTAGGTCAAACTGCTTCTATTGTTCCCAATCCTGCTACTAAAGATTTGTATTTCTTATCTTCTACCGGTAATAATTTGGGTTCTACGTCCCTTTATTATGGTGATGCTTCTAGCTCTACTGTTGCTGATAATGTTACTGCTGTTAATTCTATGACTCTTGATCGTAACGCTTATGACCGTGCTTATGTCGGCGGATTCCGTGGTTCTGCTACTGTTTCTGCTACCCAAGGCGTTTTAACTGCTGGTTCTACTGTCGACCTTTCTTCAGCAACTTCAATAACTATTAATTCTCTTCGTCAAGCGTTTATGCTCCAGCGTTATTATGAGATTGACGCCCGCGGCGGTACTCGTTACACAGAAAAATTACAAGCTCATTTCGGTGTGACTAATCCTGATGCTCGGCTGCAACGTCCGGAGTTTCTTGGTAGTCATAGTAGTATGATGAACATCAATCCGGTTACACAGACAAGTTCCACTGATTCTACTACTCCTCAAGGTAATTTAGCTGCTTATGGACTTAATGCCCAGCGTTATCATGCCTTTACAAAATCTTTTTCTGAATTTGGTTATGTTATCGGCTTAATTAACGTTCGTGCTGATTTGACTTATCAGCAAGGAGTAAATAAAATGTGGCTGCGTTCCGACGTACTGGACTTTTACTGGCCGTCCTTTGCTCATCTTGGCGAACAAGCTATAGAAAATATTGAAATTTATTGCCAAGGAAATGAAGATGATAAAAAAGTATTTGGCTACCAAGAGCGCTATGCTGAATACCGCTACAAGCCGTCTTTGATTACCGGTCAATTTCGCTCGACTTATAAGGAGCCTTTAGATATTTGGCATCTTTCTCAAAAATTTGTTACGCTGCCTACATTGTCGGATGAGTTTATTCAAGACCATCCGCCTATTAGCCGTGTTGTCGCTGTTCCTTCCTATCCTCATTTCCTCTTAGATGTTAAATTTAATCTTAAATGTATCCGTCCTATGCCTATGTATGGTATTCCTGGAATGATGGGCCATTTCTAAAAAAAGGGGTGATTTATAATGTCATTTCTTGGATCGGCTGCTGGAGCTCTTGCTGGTGGCGTCGCATCTATTATTGGTGGTGCTCTTAGTAATTCCGCTGCTCGTCATG